GCGGCTAGACAACCCATATTGAGAACGGTTCCCATTAAGCGGTGATGCGACACGCCGGGCCGGTTTGACTTGTGCGCAGTGTTGTGATATGCGGATGTGCGCACGATTGTCGTGTCGTGTTTCGGTGTGTCGTGTTTTTGTGGTGTGGTATTATGTAGGGGACGGTTTCGATGAAAGGAAAAATAAAATGTCTTTTGTTAAAGTTAATTTTCCCGATATTTGTGATTCTGATTCCGCAGAGTATGCGTATCTCATCAACGTGTACAACACTACGTATTCACACAATCAAAACGTTTGGGGTTCGCCTGATGAAAACAAGCTTGATGAGGTCATGTATGCCGCGTGGTTGTTGCTGGATGAATACTATACGCGCGGTGAATATGCCATGATTGTTGAGTGCCGACGTCTGTTAACGAAACGTTGCCGTGCGGAACTTCACAGCGAACACAATAGAGAGTTTTGCATCGGGTTCTATACGATTGTTGATTCCGTTTTGTCCATCTGAGGACGTTTTCAAGGGAAAAGGGAGAAATAAAATGAGTTTTATGAATCTTGAAGCGTTGTCTAATTCGATTGATTTTAACGTGAATAGTATTTACGATGTTTTCGTGTATTTTGTCGATATTGCGTCCGATTGCTTGATAGAAACTCGGTTTGTCGATTGTGTTGACGCATACGGGCTTAGGGATGTGCTTGAGGATGGCGTGTTTTGCGTTCCGGGTGCAATGTGCTTAGGCTATCGGATTAATCGGTAATTGATCATGTTTTGCAAGCGTAATAGTTGTGATTTCGTCCAGGGTTATAGGGTGCGTGGTGACCGACGTGTTAAGCCCGTTGTTATTAGCGCGAAGTGGTTTGAATGTGATTCGTACGTGTCGGATTATGTTTTTACGTATTGTCGTGATATTGTTGATTTGATGCGGCGGGTTTTGTGGGAGTTGGGGGTGATGTGATGGCCTATTAGCTCAGTGGTTAGAGCGGCATCCTTATAAGATGTGCGTGCCGGGTTCAATTCCCGGATAGGCTACGCGATTGTGATATATTTGGTCATGGCATGTCATTCGATGTGTCATGACCTTTTTTTTTTTGTGAGGTGTTTTGATGGATATTAGTGCGATTGTATCCGTTGTCGGTAGCGTGGGTTTTCCGATCGTCGCGTGCTGTGGTATGGCGTGGTTTATCGCCACGACTTTTAGCGATTTTAATGATTTGATGACGAAGAACAACGTGCTGACTGAAGAACTTATCGCATTGCTCAAGAATAATAAGGGGGATAATGATGATACGAATGTGGCGTAGTGTGTTGGCGTGCGTATGCGCGTTTTCATTGCTTTTTGTGCCGTCCGCAAGCGCGGACATGCGCGGGGTTGATGTGAGCAATTGGCAATGTGATATTGACACGTATGCGCTGGACGCTGATTTCGTCGTGGCGGGTGCCACGTGGGGAGTGGGTGGCTTCGGCAATGCGTGTCTTGTGAATGGTGTGAATCAGGCGGCTAACTATCAGCTCGGGCGCGCGGTGGACAGCGGTAAGAGCATCGGCGTGTATCATTACGCGATGGGCAACAGCGCAGCGGCGGAGGCCGATTTTTTCGTGGACAACGTTGCGGGCTATATCGGGCGCGCGGTGCTTGCGCTGGATTGGGAAAGCGCGGATAATCCGCGGTTCGGGAACGGCGCGTGGATCGACGCGTGGGTTCGGCGTGTGTATGATCGTACCCACGTGTGGCCGGTGATCTATATACAGGCGTCCGCGTTGGGTCAGCTTAGCGCGTACGTGCGCGAACATTGTGGGATATGGGTCGCGCAGTACGCTTCGAACGCCGTGACGGGATGGCAGTCGCGCCCGTGGAATTACGGCGTGTATGGCGAGGCGATGCGGCAGTATACTTCGAACGGGTATATCTCCGGGTACACGGGGCGTCTCGATCTGAACTATTTCCGTGGCGAGAAATGGCAGTGGGACGCCTACGCGACGGGTGAACGCGACGGTGGTGCCGACCGACCGGTGGGTGGCGAAACGGCCGCCGACCGCCCGGCGGGCGGCACGTCCGTGGGGCAGTGTGTCGCGGTTGCCTCCGGAGACACCTTGAGCGGGATCGCCGCGCGTACCGGGTTGCAACCGTGGACGGCGTGGACGGGCTATGCGTCGGGCGATCCGGGGTTGATCTATCCGGGTGAAATTGTGTGCTACGGTGGCTCGGCGTCCGTGCCCGAGTCGGTTGAGCGTACTCATACGGTGGTGCCGGGCGAATCGCTGTGGGCGATTTTCGGTGCCGATTGGGCGCGTGTCGCCGCGCTTAATGGGTTGTCTAATCCGAGTTTGATTTATCCGGGTCAGATTTTGCGTTATTGAGAATCAATATTCGGCGTGTCGCTTTTTTGCGCACGCCGATTTTTTGTGCTATGAATATTTATGTCGCCAAAAATGGTTGACAAAAACAGATACAAAGGATAACAAACATGCGAAAGATACGAAAGGTAATCGCTGACAGCACCATAAGCTACTATGATCGGGATGGCGTGCTACAGACGCTCCACACCACCGGAAACGTCCGCACCGTCGAAACGGCAGTCAAGGTGCTTATGGACGCCGGTATTGTCAACGTGTTGGTTGACGACATTACGGTCAATAAAACCGTGTACGTGATGGACGTTGAAACGTTCATCGAGCACGCGGACCGCATCGCGGCCGACTCCGACGTTGACAACGACAACGACAAAGATATTGAATTCTGAAAGGAACTGAAATGGACGAGGAAAACGAACAGATGAACGGCACCACCGTGAATGAAACCGCGCAGAACACCGTTGACAACTATCGTTATATTTGCACGATGGATGACAACACGTTCGAGGAAAAACGCGCCATCGTCAACGCATGTAACAACGCGCTATCGCTGAACGGAATCGGTGACACGCCGCTAATCGTCGTGGGTGCTTACATTGTGTCCGGCGTGCGCTCTAAGACTGGACAGAAATGCGCAAACGTCTATCTTTTTGCGAATGATGGCAAGACGTATTTCAGTCAGTCACAGGGTATCTACCGGAGCGTGTTGGATATTTACGACATGTTTCCCGATTTCAACGCGCCGGACGGTATCCCGGTTGCCGTTAAGCAGACACCGCTTGGTGGCGGCCGTTCCACGAAATTGCTTGTGATCAAGTGATGTCTGATTGAGAAAAAAGAAAGTGCCATATACAATATGGCACTTTTTTTTATAAGGTGGTGAACATGCCTAGACCGCATAAACGAGCCGACGTATTGACCGCGAAACGCAAGCGTGTGCGTCGCGCGATAAACAGTTTGAAAAAAAGCATTACCGACACCATGCCCGAAAGTGAAGCACGCACACGGCGCGCTTACATTCAGCGGCTTGAAACGCAGTTGAAAAACACATATGTAGGGCGTATCCGTAACGTTGCCATGCGTGACGAAGCGTATCAGCGTGCGAATGAAAACGCCGATAAACTCGTGCGCCAGGTTGGCGAGGTGCGCGGCGGCAAAGGGCGTGCGAGGGAGCGCGCACGTTCATTTAATATCTTTCGTAATGAAATGCGATTGGCTTCTAAGGGATTACCGAGCGCGTTGGGTGATGATCTAAGTCGCGAAAAAGTCAAGATATTTTGGCGATACACACAAAACGTGTGGCATCGCCCCGACGTTGCGCCGGACAAACGATTAGAGGCCATCATGGAGGCTTACGGCGCGAACTCGCTTAGTGAGCTTTTTGACACTATCATGCAACGAAACGAAAAGGTGTTGGAGTACGCCAAAAACATGAAAATGCATACCGGTGAATTGGAGGATTACACGGATGTTGACGGCGGAAGCCCGATATGGCTATTAGCGGTTTCACCCGACGTGATACGATGAAAGAACGCAAGGAATTTAGGGTGGCGGCGATATTCGACACCGAAACAACGAATATTGGCGAGGGTGCCGAAACGCGCGCATATCCGATATTGTACATTTTCAACGACATGCGTAATACGTCGGTGGAGGAGTATAACCCCGATACGGATGACGTGCGTTTCTACCGGCACACCGACGAAGCGCTTGCGTATATAGGCGACCTTATCGCATATGGCGCGGCGCACGATTACGTGCCGGTAATCGCGGCGTATAATCTCATGTTCGACATGCAGACTCTCATGTTGGAATTGGCGCAATCGTATACGATTACCGCTAATGCGCAAACCGCCACGAGCGTATATACTCTAGATTTGTGTATCGGTGATGATGTAGTTTGCCGTTTTTGGGACACGTTCTACCTTGAAATGGGCGGACTGCGCGCGATGGGCGAAACATGCGGTTTGCCGAAAGCGGTGGGCGATTGGGATTATACGCTTCTGCGCGCGCCTGGAACGTCACTGACCGAGGAAGAACTGTTTTACGCACGTCGTGATGTGCAAGTGATACCCCAATACTTGCAATGGTTGCTACGCGCGAACCATTGGCTCACGCCGGACATGCTGGGATGTCGCGTGCTTACCAAGACGTCTCTTGTGCGGCAGATGGCGCGGCGTGAGATCGGCGGGCGACGTATCACGTTGCAGAGCGGTAAGCGGATGACGCTTCAACGCGCTTTTGAGCTGACTTGTAATCAAGAGTTTCCGAAAAACTATGAGTCCTATGCTTTACGCAAGGCGTGTTTCCGTGGCGGATTGACGTTTACGAGCGCTAAAACCGCTAGCGTTGTTGTGGATAATGTCGCGTCACTGGATGTAACGTCGATGCATCACGCGTTCATCAATGGGCGGCGATTGCCGGTGAAATTCGCTCCAGCGCCTACGGATCTTCTGCAAATCGCGTGCGAACGCATTGTTAACACGCCGCTTGAGGACGTATTGGTTCATTACAGTGACCCGTTCCGAACGGGTGTACATGCGGCAGTAAGATTTACGAACCTTAGATTACGCAAAAACACATGTTTCGATGTATGGGGTATTGCAATCTGCCCGCGCTCAAAATTCGTAAAGACATTGCAAGCGGATACCGATTACAGCAACAACGAACGTGCGAAAACACAGGAAAACAGCATCAGGGCGCGCGGTTACGTTGACAGTGCCGTTAACCCTACGTACGCGTTCGGCAAATTGTATCGCGCGGACGAATGCATATTACACGTCAACGAAATCGAATTATGGAACGTGGCGCAAGTATATGAGTACGATGAAATGCACGTCTTATATGGAGAGGGAACCACCAAGACAATCATTCCACCCGATTACGTGACTTTGCAATCTAATATGCTTTTCGCTCGAAAAACCGATGTGAAAAATCTGATTAAACATTATCATGAGGGAACGGCATACTCGAATGAAATACCCGATAGCATACCCGAAGGAATCGCACGCGACGCTAAGGCGGGTACGTTAAGCATGAAATTTCTGCAATCTTATTACGGGTCAACTGTTAAGGGGCAATTTAATGGCATATACGGCACGCAGGCACAGGACGTTATGAAAGCGGATTACCGCGTGACGGAAACCGGTGAGCTTGAAATCGATAAGGCCACTGTTTGCACTCCCGAGAATTTTGCGAAAAAGCGCCCGAAAACACCACGCGTCCTATACACGTACGGCATGAGAATCGTAGCGGGCAGCAGAATGCACCTCTTGATAGCCATGATATTGATATACCGATATTTCGGTGATCGTGTCACGGTCACGGGCGGTGATACCGATAGTCTGAAAATCAGTTGCGATGACGATGTGAGCGATGCGGAATTGCTGGAGGCGCTCAAACCGTTGCATAACGCGATTGAAAACGCAATTAACCGCACCATGCGACGCGTCCGAAACACCGCGACCGACATGGCGTCTACGCTGGAACATATCGGAAAATTTGAAGTGGAGGACTGCGGCGGCGCAACTCGGTACGTTGAGCATATGGAATTGTGGAATAAGGCTCGCGTAAGTTTGGACAAGAACGGGCGGGCGCATGTCACTTGCGCGGGACTCCCGCGGCCGGACGGCATGTACACCATAGAGGATTTTATAGCCGATGTCATGCGTGCGGGGCACGATTTCGCGGAGACCGTGCAAATGTCGCTCGGCTATGACGTGTTAGTAGATTATGAGATTTGCCACACGTTGCAACGCAACCGACCGCATGTGTGGGACCGGTATGTGGGGGCGGTGACGGATTACCGTGGCGAAACGGCACGTGTTGACGTGCCCGAGGCGATCGCGCTGTACCCGTCCGGCAGGTGGCTTGGCGAATCGGATAAGCAAGCCAACGGGGAGAATCTCGCGTATCTGCGGAACGTCTATAATCGGAATGTGGAGACGACTCCGCGCGAATTGGTCATGCAGGATGGAAAACCCAAGATTGTGAGTATTGATGGCGAAATATTATTATGACCGGCTTAAAACTGTAATATTGCCGCGAAACGCGGATGTGAACATGATTATCGGCGCACGCGGTTTGGGTAAAACCTACGGTATAAGAAAATACATGATAGAGGATTATTTGAAAAACGGGTATTGTTTTGCGGAAATCGCCCGTTTTCGTGAGGAAAACAACGATGTCGCCGCAGACTATTTCGACCGCATTATAAAGGATAATATTTTTCCCGATTACGAATTTCGCACAACCAATAAAACAGCTGAAATACGACGGAAGAAAACCGGCAAAAAAGAAAACCCGTGGCGGATATGCGGTTATTTTATACCTTTGACCATGCAACAGCGAAAAAAGAAAAGCACATACGTGTGTGTACGCAATATTTGCATGGATGAATTTATTATCGATAATGACGATAGATACCACACGTATTTGAAAAACGAGTTCGAGCAATTGGCGAAAATCGTGGATACCGTGACGCGCGAACGTGCCGACGATACCGAGCTACGTAAGCCGAGAGTATTCCTTTTAGGTAACGCGTGCGACGCGTTTAATCCGTATTTTCGACGTTATGAAGTGCCCCTCAATCCCGAGTATGGGCTGCAATGGCTTGACGGCAAGACATGTCTGTTCGATTACATACGAGACGATGACTATGCCGAGGAAAAGACAAAGAACACCGTTGCGGGGCGTATGCTGAAAAACAATGATGATATGACAGCGAAAAACAAGTTTCGGCAATTTGATACCGATTTTATCGAAAAACCGCATAAGCACGCGAAACTCACTTATGTGTTCCGTTGGTTTAACCGAGAATATGGGGTATATGTCGATCTACGATGCGGATACGTCTTCATATCATCGAAATACGACGGCGGCGCGCATGTGCCATATTTTGCGATCACACGAGATGATAACAAACTAAATTATCTCACTGCGAATATGGCAAAAGAGTTGATTAAAAACCTTACATCGTATTACGCGTTAGGCTATCTGAGATATGACATGGTGGAAACGCAACACGCCATGTTCGAAATGCTCAAGAATTTCGGTGTAAAATAAACACGGCATACGTGAGGTGCCATAGTGGCATCGCTAAAACGCATTGTCGATAACCACGGTTGACTCCGGCGACGATGCGGCCGTGAGGGAAAAGCGCGCCGACAACCGCTATGGAACATGTCGCAAGTATGCTATTCTTGAGCCGTACCGGTCACATACCGGTGCGGCTTTTTTCATATATGAAAGGAAAAATAATGGATGACGAAACCACCGAGGAAAGGGACGACGCCGAGCGCGACGACCTCACCCCCGACGAAGCCCACCGCACGGGCGAGTTCGACGACCTCCGCGACATGCTCGCGCGTTTGCTTGACAAAGTGGATGCAATGAGTGCGCGTGTTGATGGCATCTATGACAATTTCACCGATTCCGTGGCGCAAATGGTCGAAAACGGCGCGACCGTCAAAGAAACGGATGACGTGACGGAGGCCATCGCCGAAGCCGCGGCGGACGACTTGGAAAACCTTGATTACACGCTCTGAAGGGGGAATGAAACATGGCAATAGATAACGCAACCATTTTGGATAAAGTACGTCTTAAGAACACTGACGATTATCAACAGCGCGTGCCCAGCGCGACACAAACCGGTGTGGCGAACACCGCGCGGTATTTGTTCGACCCGATGAATCGGCAGTATCTCAACGACTGTGTTTGGAGCATGATCAACCGCATCGGACTCACCGTAATGGCACAGAACGCGCCGTTTGAAAACCCGTTCGCGGTGTTCAAAAAAGAAAATCTGTACTGGGGCTCGACTGTACAGGAAATCGCCGTCAAGTGGATCAAGGCGCACGGGTACAAGGATGATGCGGAAGACTTGCTCAAAATGCACCGGCCTGAAGCCGCCGTGTGGTTCTACGAAATGAACCGGCGTGACCAATACCCAATTTCATGGACCGATGACGAATTGCGACAGGCGTTCGTGGACGATTACGGTCTGAACCGGTTCGTCGCGCAGATTATGGAAACTCCGCGCAATTCCGACAATTACGACGAGATGAATATCATGCTTGCGCTGATTCGCCATTACGAGCAGAATCTTGGCTTCTACAAGGTGCATTTAGATGCGGTGCCGAGCGATGAAATGACTGCTAAGACGTTGCTTAAGGCATTGCGCGCGACCGCCGGACGTATGCAGTTCCCCTCAACGCAGTACAACGCGCTGAACGTCACCGACATCCCGGCGTACGCCAACCCGCAACAAATGGTGTTGCTGATCGAACCGGAATATCTCGCGTCGCTCGACGTCGATGCGTTGTCGGCGGTTTTCCAGCTGGACAAGGCCGAAGTGCCGTATCGCATTATCCAGGTGCCGAGCCTTGGCATCGAGGGTGCCGTAGCGTTGCTTGTGTCGACCGATTGGTATCAGGTGCGCGACACCATGTACGGTACGTCGCAGTTCTACAATCCGCAGACGTTGACCAACACAATGTACCTCAACCACTGGGGCATCTACGGCGTGTCCCCTTTCACGCCGTGCGCGCTGTTCACCACCGATGCGGGCACGTCCGTCAAGGTCGTCACGCAGACCGTGACCGGTTTCACGCTGAACCCGGCGACGGGCACCGTCAAGGCGGGCGACGTGATGCAGCTCACGCCGAAGCTCACCGCCACCGTTACGCCGACCGGAACCGCCATCCAGGTGGCACCGGACGCGGCTACGTACGAAATTGCCGCGAATCATGCCGCAAGCGGCGATGATGCGCACGGCGCGGCGTTCGACCTCAACGTCAATACCTTCGTGGATGATCAGGCGCGTCTGCATGTCCAGCGCGACGGTCTTGTGGCCGGTGACGCCATCACCGTGACGGGCATTGCAACGTATGTCAATCCTAACGGCGAGACCACGGAACACAAGGCGACTTGCACGTTCACCGTCGAATAGTCCGAATCGACTATGATATAAAATGAGTGGTGTTTCATGTGAAGCACCACTCATTTTTTTCATATAGGAAAGGATGCGAGATGGATTTTCCACATCTGCAAAACGCGATGACGTTCCCCGATACGGACACGCGCGTATACGGACAGTACCGCAACGTTTTCGACTACAATGTTTGGACGCCAAACACGGCAATCAAGCTGTGTCGCGTTAATTGGTATGATGATTATCACGATGTAGTGAAATTCCCCGATGACACCGCACGAGACACATGGTTTGACAAACTGGACGGCGAAACCGTCAAGCTCACGACGAACATGTATATCGCACGCGCCGACACGGACGGCATAAAATTGCCCGTGCCCTACATGACGGCGCAACAGTATAATTACATTGTCGTTGACTTTTCGCATGACATTATCAATACTCCGCATCAGAAAACCGACGTGCAGACACGTTATCATTTTTTCATCACTTCCGTACGCGCGGAAGCGCCGAACACGACAACATGCACGCTTATGCGCGACGTATGGACGGACTACATCAACAGCACCACAATCAACGGTTTACTGTTGTCACGCGGGCACGCGCCTTTGACGGAAACGACACCGGCGCAACTCTTGGAAAACCCGCGTGCGAATTGTCGTGATTTCACGTTGCCCGACGTTGACTATGGTAATGCCGCGTCGAATGTCAGGAAAAGCACGCCGTTTAATCTGCAAAACGGCGCAAGATACATCTGTTTGGCCACGACGTTTTCAGCCGAGCAATTGCAAACCATGGGCAACACGCGCGGTGCAAATATCACGGACAGCGACCCGACATACAGCGATAACGACGGCACGGTTAACGGGTTCGCATGGGGTACCGGAAACGTTTACACGGCGAACGTCACGGGCGTGGGCACGTCATACAATTCAATCGATAATCTTACTGCAAGCAACGTGACCGTGTATGCGCTCGAATCGTCCAAGATATCGGGTGATTATTTCGACACGCTTTTCGCTTATTATCCGCATATAATGTCACAGATTACGGCGGTTTTCGTCGCCACCGCGAACATGGTGCGACTTGGTAGCGTCGTTAGCGTGAATGGCGTCGAATGGCATACGGTCAGCGGCGCACGGGCAAAACTATCCGATATTGATTTGACTATCGACGATTTCGGATACGCTACCGAGTACGCGCAAATAACACGACTGTATCTCGCGCCGTACGCGCATTTGGAAATATCCGACAATATCGGCAATAAAACCCGTGTGGAAATAGCGGAGTGCGGCAGGCTCTCGGTGCAGACGGTCACGTCCCTTAGCTTTCCGATATTGCGGCAAATCGCGTGGCTTGACGGAATCGGAAGCGACGGCGATACGGCAATCAGCATTAATGCCATCGACGGGACTAGCATTACTAGCGACGTGCCGAACGCGGACGTGCTCAAAACGCTTATATCACATGCCATACCGACATACGCGTTGCAACGTCGTGCGATCGACGCGCACCGCGCCGACGCATATAACAGGGAAGTCGCGCAAGCGCGTGAAAACGCCATAATCGCTTACGAAAACGGCGCGAGATCCGCGAACACGGCGAAAGCCAACGTTAACGCAACGAACGCGACGAGCGTTGCCAATACGGCACGTGGTGTCATACGTGATAACGCCGTCACCACGGAAAACAACAGCGCGCGCGACGACATGCTGGCATATTCTAACACTAGGCTTGATGACGATTTAACAAGCACAAACATAAAAATCTATAGTGATTATGGCAACGACGCGACGTTGATGAACAAAGCGTTCATCGAGGGTTTGCAAAATTCGGCGATCGCGTCAGTCACAAGCATGGTGGGCACGGTTGGCGGCGCGGCCCTGACGATCGCGACCGGCGGTGCCGCCGCGCCGATCGCGGCGGGCGCGATGGCGGTCGGCAGCGCGGCTCTGCAAGGCTACAACACCGGTATGACCATCTCGAATAATAGGGAACTCAACGCGACCGCGAACAACGTCGCGAATTTTAAGCAAAAACAGGCGCAAGCCACCAATAGGGAACAGACCGCGCACGCGAAAACACAGGCGGCAAGCACCACCGCCCGCGCAAACACGCAAGCGACTAACTTGACAAAGTTAGCGACGGATGCGACAACCGAAATAAATAATAACAATGTGAACACGTCTAACGCGAACGCGGCGCGCTCACGCGACACTAGTGTCATGAACGCAAAAAACGTGATGACCAACACGCGATCAAACGTGTCGGCTGCCTGGCGTGATTTGACTAATCATGCCGCGCAGCCCGTTGGCACGTATGGCGGCGACAACTTCGGACAGGCCACGGGGCTTGACACCATGACCGTGAAAATCGTCACCGAAGATAATGGCGCGATAGCGGCGGCGGGCGATTATATGCTGCGTTATGGTATCGCAAGCAATAAGCTCTATAATAGTCCGGCGTTGACGCCTTGCAGGCATTTCACGTATTGGCGGGCCGCTGATATATGGACGGTATGCCCGCTTGCGCAAAACGAGCAATTGCAGTCGATCAGGGATATTTTCAACGCCGGTGTTACAATTTGGACGAAACCCGAGGAAGTCGGCGGCGACTTCATACACGACAATCTATAAAGGGAGGAAAGTATGGGACATAAACGCACGCATAAAAGGCCGTTGACCCGTGCGGAAATGGGCGAACGCGGTGCGCCGGTGTGGCAACAATCCGAAGCGCTCGATTCGCAAGCGTATTCGATGGCGTATTCTCAAATGCTGAATATCGCGTTGGCTCGTTTCAAGTGGCTGAATCTACCGAAAACATGCGACGCGTGGTTTTTGGAATACAATCTCTTATATTTCGGTTACGCCACAATCGCGTTTCCGCATAGTAAGCCGGGCGTGTTTTTCAGCACGCAAGCGGTGACTACATCGAATTTCAATGTATATTACAAACCCAAGAAATGGGATAGTTACGGTATCAACGGTTGGCGTTTCCCGGTTAACAATTCCAACGGCGTATTCATTTACGCGAACCGCGCGCGCACGCCACTCATTCCGACCATTGAATTTTTCGCGCATGAAATTGAAGACTTGTACATGACGCGGTGGCAGAATCGGTTTAATCAGAAAACACCGTTCATATTGGAGGTTCCGACCGGACAGCAGACGGCGGGCATCAACATCATCAAACAAATCTCAGGCGGCGAAATGGCTATCATGGCGACACCCGGTTTCACGGACAGCATGAAAGCAAACGTTCTGAAAACCAACGTCGAATATATCGGCATGGAATTGCAGAACGACATTCAAAACACTTGGAACGCGTTCTATCAATCGTTGGGCATTAAAAATCTTCCGTTGAAAATGGAACGGCAGACCGCCGACGAAATACAGGATTACGGTGAGCCAACCGATCTACGCGCGCTAAGCGAATTGGAGGAACGGCGTGCCGCGTGCGACATTCTTAACGCAAGGTTCGCAAAATACCTGAAAGAACCGATACAGGTTGTTTGGAACGAAGACAACATAAGCCGAAACTACAATTACCTTACCGACATTGAGGAACAGGCGGACAACGATGAATCTTGATACCGATTTCCCACACTACACACCGAACGACACACATGACGAATATCATCAAGTCATGTCGATCACGTTGGGCGAACTGTTGGTTCCCGGTGGAATCGACTGGGGTTCCGATGAATGGTCATGGCGCGAAAGCGCATACGATGACACGCAATACGCGCGCTGCTGCAAGAAAATCGAAAACCGCTTTTATGATCGTGAAATAGGCGTGTTGCCAGCGAGCCGATGGAAACGGCATTTTTTGCGATTGATAGATGAAATAATGCCTACTCTGAAACCATTGTACGCGGCGGTTGATGGCAATTCCGGCGTGATGCTTTCCGATATGGATACATGGCATAAAATGCGCACGGTGTTTTCTGATTTTCCAGCCACGCAATTGGCTGAAAATCAGGATTACGCAAGCAACGCGACCGACAACCAATATGAAACAGTGGTCAACGGCAATTTTATGGATAAAATCGCGCATATCAAACAAGGCGATTACGTCGATATCGACGTATTACTATTAGATCACTTAGAAAAATGTTTCAGCCCGTTATGGACTGTTAATCTCAACAATTATTAGCGAAAGGAGCGATAACATGTTTCCGAACATCATAGCGTTAATGCCATTCTACGCATTATACGCATACACCCCAGTAATACCGAAATTCTATTGGGACGCGAAAAGCCAGGAGGAAATAGTAAAATACCTCTGCTGCGAATACGACAAACTGCGCCACTACGCGGACGAATTGGCCGACAAGGAAAACGAAACCGCGCAAGCGGTGAATCAGCTCACTGAAATCTTCAAAAAATTCCAGGAATCAGGGTTCGACGAATACTATTATCAACAGATATATGATTGGGTGCAAGAAAACATGCCCACCATAATCAGCGAAGCCATAAAAATGGTATTTTTTGGGCTCACACTGGATGGATATTTCGCGGCCTACATACCCGAATCATGGACACAGATCATATTTGACACCGGAGCAGTATACGGCACACCTGAATACGGTAGACTTATACTATCCTACGATGTAACGCCCGACGCTCAACCCGTCGAACAGCCAACCACAAACAGCAAGGGAGAATAAAAAATGGCAAACACCCCAGTACGCCAATACATCGGCGCACGATACGTACCCCTATTCGCAGACCCCGCGGAATGGGACAATACAAAAACATATGAACCGTTGACAATTGTCATACATAATGGCAATTCATACACATCACGACAATACGTACCCGCTGGGATTGACATTACTAACACCTCATTTTGGATGCTGACGGGTAATTATAACGCACAAGTTGAGGCGTATCGAAAAGAAGCATTAAATACAGCATCATTAGCGCAAACAAATAAAACAAACATAAATAATATAAATACGATATTAAGCATCTTAAATTCAGACACGAACGACTCAGCAAATCAGACCAACGGAATAATAAACGTCAACAAACAATATGTAACACCGCAAATGTACGGTGCGCTTGCAAACGGTGTGCATGACGATACGCAAGCGTTTATCCAAGCAATAGAAACCGCAAAAAATACGGGAAAAACATTATTTCTACCAATTGGAAAATATATTATAACACAATCAATAATTATAGATTTCTCAATAGAAATAGAGGGTATGCATCTATCAAACTTTCATTACGAAAATACCACAACAAATTCAGCAAGTATAATTTACGATAAAAGAACAGATATTACAACACCCTTAATTACAATAAACTTAAAAAACCAAGGTTGCCCTAGTATAAAAAACATTACAATTATAGGACAACAAAACGACACCGACGCAGTCTACATTTCACAAGGTGGATGGACTTTAACAATAGATAATCTATCAATAGACGGATTTAATAAATCAGCACTGACATTTGATGATTGTTTCGATTCTAATTTAACCAACATAACAATAACTCGTTGTGGTCGCAACAGCGGAAACAGTTACGCGTTAAATATAATAAACTCCTCTAACGCATTGCATTTTACTAATTTGCATATGGAATTTAATAGACGATATATTAACATTGATTCATGCCGTCATATTTTTATTATAAATTCAAAATTTGAAGCCTACTACGGTGCGCAAACCGATATGGAGAGCATCTCAAACGATTACAGCTCACCATATATAAGACTAACAAACAATAGAGAAATAGATATAAGCGATTCATTTTTTGTGCCAGTAGGCACTAAACAATGGAAAACAAATAACCCCGATATAGACATAAATACAATACCACCGTTTATTCAAACCTCAAATAAAAAAGATACTTTTTCACACATAAAAATAACAAATTGCTTTTTTACGGCACCACCATCACACGGCCCCGGTGTGTATTATAGCGGTTTTGATAACACAACATTCTTAAATTGTGTTTTCCAAGACGCAACAATAGAAACCTCTGCAATAAAAGGCGAAAATATAACTCTAGACAATTGCGCAATATATTACGCCGTAACAGACGCAACAGGACAAGGAAAAACACAACAAATAACAAACAGCAGAATTATCAACACAAAGTTTACTACTACCGACAAATATAGTATAACAAATATTTCAACTTTAAAACTAATAAGCACAGGCAATGAAGCATTAAATAATGACTACACATATTTCCCCGCTAACTACCCAACTGAAAAATATCAAGACAATATAAACGTACAAGCTAACACATTATCAGAAACAATACTAAAAACAATAACAAAAAGTAAGATTTATAAAATAAAAGGAAATATAACGTTTCCCAATACAGCATCTGACTATAGAGGATTCATACGAATACAAACAAACTATAGTGTATATTCCATACCTCTATCGCCTAGAATAAACGCATCAAACGTATATTCATTCTATACTGAACTAGCTCTAAGCGTCGAAGAAAACATATCATTGCAAATATATCACACAGCATCCACCGAACTAACTCTAACATACATGATCAACATCTATTAAAACATACAAAATGACGAGCACCGATAAGCCGGTTAGCAACAACGCTAACCGGCTTATTTTATATATCAATCACCATTATCAACCGAAATAACATACTTACGGCACAAACGACCTTTTCGAGTAAAACCGCGACTAACTTCAACACCCTTATACACATTTTCAATACAAACTTTATAAATATTATCCGCTTCACCGCGTACACTTCCGCATATCACAACACTGCGCACAAGTCAAACCGGCCCGGCGTGTCGCATCACCGCTTAATGGGAACCGTTCTCAATATGGGTTGTCTAGCCGC